ACCGGAACACGGGCGACTGGAACACGGGCAACCGGAACACGGGCGACTGGAACACGGGCAACCGGAACACGGGCGACTGGAACACTACTTCTTTTTCCGGTGGCTGCTTTAATACCGAACAGCCCAAAATCTATCTGTTCAACAAACCTTCTAATTGGACGCTTCAGAACTGGTTCAATTCCCGTGCCCGGTATCTGTTAAACCAGATTGACAACTGCCCGCTTGAATACGTCTGGTTTGATACTATGACCGATGAAGAAAAAGCAGCACACCCGGAAGCAAAGACCACCGGCGGTTATTTGAAGGAACGCACCACGGCAGACAATGCCCGCAAGTGGTGGGCCGGTCTGGATGCTGCTGATCGTAATGTGATCTTCAGTCTGCCGAACTTCGATGCAGAAATCTTCAAGGAAATCACGGGGGTTGATGTCAATGAAACTTCCGATACCTGATGAAGTCAACAGTGCGGTGAAAGTGCTTTCGGACTTTTGCAATCAGACCATCATTGAAGGCGGCGGGTGTGAAAATTGCCCGCTGGGTGCCGAAAACACTGACACTGGGTGTGTTCTTTCGGAAAATCTGCCGTTTGAGTATGCCGAACTGATTCCCCCAACACGCTGGACGGAAGCGGATGTCAGCATTGCAGCAGGGTTGAAGATGATGGGATATACCCACATCACCAAACGGGGAGAAAAGCCCCTTGCAATGATTGAAATGCCCCAAGGGGAACCGATTGTACACGCAATGAATCTTCCTGCTTTCCTGTGTCTGGGCAAGGGTGAAGTGGTTCCTATTGCGGACATTCTGGAAGAAGGTGCTGGGTGATGCAGCTTTATCCCCACCAGCAGAAAGCCCTTGATGAAACCGCTGATCGGCAGCGTGTGGCGTACTACCTTGATATGGGTTTGGGCAAAACCTATGTTGGTTCTGAAAAGATGATGCAGCTTGCAGCACCGGTGAATCTGATCGTTTGCCAGAAATCAAAAATTGATGATTGGTTCAATCACATGGTTGAGAACTACGCAATGAACCATTGCTGGTTGGTTTACAATCTGACGGATAAAAAAGATTTTGAATGGTTTTTCAAAGAAGTGGAGAATCAAAAGTCTGATAGTCCGGTTATCTGTGGAATCATCAATTATGACTTGCTGTTTAGACGGCCCCAATTAAGCGTTTTGCGGGGTTTTACGATGATGCTTGATGAATCATCCATGATTCAAAATGAAGCGTCTAAAAGAGCTAAATTCGTGCTGAAAATGCACCCTGAAAATGTGATTCTTCTGTCCGGCACCCCTACCGCTGGAAAGTATGAACGTCTTTGGTCGCAACTTCACCTTCTGGGCTGGCTCATTTCTAAGAACCTGTATTATTCGCAGTACATAGTTCAAGAATGGATTGAAGATTCAAACAGTGGTTTCAAAATTCCGCACGTTGTGGGTTACAAAAATGTTGACCGGTTGAAAGCTAAACTTGCACAGCATGGCGCAATCTTTATGAAGTCGGATGAAGTTTTCAACCTTCCACAACAAGTTTTTAACACGGTCAAGGTTCCTTCCCCCAGAGAATACCGGCGGTTCATGCGAAATGATGTTGTGACGGTGAAAAACCTTCTAACGGGTGAACAAAATGAATTGATCGGTGATATGATCTTGACCAAACGCCTGTATGCCCGGATGCTGTGCAGTCAATACAACCGGTTCAAGCTGGATGCCTTCACAGACTTGATGAACAGCACCAGTGATCGCCTGATAGTTTTTTACAACTTCAACGATGAACTGGAATTGCTGAAGGATGCAGCGGAAAAAGCGGAACGGCCTATAAGTATTGTGAATGGCTCAGTGAAAGACCTGTCAGCTTATGAGGAATGCAGCGATTCAATCACCTTCCTTCAATATCAGGCTGGTGCAATGGGCCTGAATCTTCAGAAAGCAAGCCACATGATTTATTTTTCACTGACAGATAAATCTGAACTGTTTGAACAGTCTAAGAAGCGCATTCACCGTATTGGACAAGAAAACCCGTGCTTCTATTACTTGATGATCTGCCCAAACACGGTGGAAGAAGATGTGATGAAAGCATTGGAAACAAGAAGGGATTACACAGATGAACTATTCAAAAAGTATGCAGCGCAAAAATAACATCATGCACCGGGTGTTCATTTCATGGGCTGTCATCGGTGCCGGTGCCTTGCTTTTGGGTGGTCTGATTGGGTATTGGGTGGTAAAACGGGTGGACACCACCCAAACAGAAACCACGCTGATCTATGGCCTTCCTGACGGAAAAATATTCACTGTAAGTGAAGAAATGCCGGAATATTCGATTTCTAATAGTGAATTTTCCCCGTTGGATGTACCGCTGGGAACGGACGTTCAGGCATTTACATTCTATCTGTGCAAGGCATATGACATTGATTTCAATTTCGCAATGGCAGTCATGCAGCAGGAAAGCGGTTTTCAGGCTGATGCAGTTTCCCCCGGCGGGGATTATGGTCTGATGCAGATTTCAAGCGTCAACCATGGATGGCTGTCGGATGAACTGGGAATTACGGATTTCCTTGACCCATACAGCAATGTGAAAGCCGGTCTGTACATCTTGCGCAACCTGTTCCAGAAGTACGAAACCCCTGAAAAGGTTCTAATGGCATACAACATGGGGGAAACCGGTGCAAAGGTTCTTTGGAATCAGGGAATCTATGAAACCGATTATACCCGGTCAGTGCTTCAGATTCAAAATAACTTTGAAAATCGTTGAAAGAAGGTTGAAAAATGTTCTATTGTTCGCAGATTACCACAGAAACGGCACCCTGTGGGAAAAATTACTGCTGCTTCTCTTGCCCTGATCGTGAAGGATGCAAAGACCGGTGCCCGCTGGAATCCGCTTGTGCTGATACCTGTGAAAACCGGTATGAAGAAACGGAAGCCGTTGCAAAGCTGGAAACCGCTGCACTGGAAGTGATGAAGACCATTAAGACCATTGCACAGCAGAAGGAAAAGCTGGATGAAGCGGATAAAACAGCCCGTCAGCAGCTTGCGGATGCAATGGCAAAGTATGGCGTGAAGTCCTTTGAAAATTCCATTTTGAAGGTAACGTACATTCCGGCCAGCACGAAAACCACCATTGACAGCAAGAAATTGAAGGATAAAAACCCGGCAATCTATCGGGAGTATTCCAAAACCAGCACGGTGAAAGAATCCGTAAGAATCACGGTGAAGTGATATGGAGCAAGACAAGAAAGCCACTAAACCGGGCAAAAAATATGGGATTTACAACACCTGTGCGGGAGAATTTCAGTTCACAGATATTTGTGAAGATACCAAAGGTCGTGCGATGCGGAAATTATTTAAGAAAATCGGAAACGATGCCCGCAAGTGGAGATTCGTACCAAAGGAAATCCCAGAAAGGAAGCCTAAAAAGCACAGGAAAGTGAATGGCAGCGGAAAAACAGTTTGAAAACCGTGTCAAGCGGTATCTGGAAACGCTGGGCATTTACCCGCTGGGCTGTGCCCACGACAAAATGACGGTTCCCCCGGTTGGTTATTATGAAAAACGGTGGGGTGGTGGATATTCCAAAGCAGGGTTGCCGGATATGCACATTGTGGTGAACGGTATCAACCTTGATGTGGAGTTGAAAGCCCCCACCGGTAGGCCGTCCGAACTTCAGAAATTTATGGTTGTTCAAATCAATGAATGTGGTTCAATCGGCCTGATCTTATGGCCTGAAGGGTTCCCAGAGTTCAAAAAAATCATTGAAGGGGTGATGCAATGCAGTATTCACATTCCCGCATTGGAGTATTTGAAAAATGCCCATTCAAATACAAAATGCAATATCTTGACCGGCTGAAGGCAATTCCGTCAACTGAACCAGATAATGCCCTGATTTTGGGAACAGCGGTTCACACAGGTATTGAACAGAGCCTTCAGGCAGCAATCCAGCAATATTTCTTCAGCTATCCCATCATTACGGATAAGCACATCAATGAAGCAATCAAGCTGGAACAGGTCATTCCCAAAGCAAGGGCAGCAATTCCACCCGGCGGCAGTTTTGAAGTTCCCATCTATGACCGGGATTTTGTGGGATTCATTGACTATCTGGCACCCATCAACACGGTGAGCGGCATTGAATATTATGACCTATACGATTTCAAGTATACGGCCAATGTTCACAGTTATAAGGATTCCACGCAGCTGCACCTGTATAAATACTTCTTCGAGCGGAACAACCCCGGCAAGAAAATTCAGGCCCTTTATTTCCTGTTTGTTCCCAAGGTAAAAATCAAGCAGGGAAAGACGGAAACTCTTCAGGATTTCCGTGATCGCCTGAAGATGGAACTTTCCAAAGCAGCAGTTCAAAAGGTTCAAGTGGATTTCAAACCTGAAAAGGTCATTGAATTTCTGTTTGGCATAAAGCGTGCAAGTGAAGCAAAGGATTTTCCGAAAAATGAATCATACCTTTGTAGATTTTGCGAATTTTCAGATTTTTGTAGTAAAGGAGATACTTACATGATCGAACTTCCTAAGAATCAGCGGCGCAGCATTGAAACCGTACAGAAGCGGGTTATCTGGATCTATGGCCGTCCCTTCTGTGGCAAGACCACCTTTGCAAACCAGTTCCCTGACCCCCTGATGATTAACACGGATGGTAATATCCGCTATGTTGATGCCCCCTATATTCGTATTCGGGATGAAGTGGTGGTGCAGGGCCGTCAGACCAAGAAAACCCCGGCATGGGTCATGTTCAAGGATGTTGTGGCAGAATTGGAAAAGAAGCAGAACAGCTTCCGCACCATCGTTGTTGATCTGCTGGAAGACGTATACGAGTATTGCCGCCTGTATATGTGCGAGGAAATGGGCATTTCCCATGAATCGGACGATTCTTTCCGGGCATGGGATAAGGTGCGCAGCGAGTTTTTGAACACGTTGAAACGTTTGATGGCCCTTGACTATGAAAACATCGTTCTTATCAGCCATGAGGACACCAGCAAGGACATCACCAAAAAGGGCGGTGATAAGGTCACTTCCATCAAACCCAGTTTGCAGGATAAGGTGGCCGATAAGGTTTCCGGCATGGTGGATGTTGTGGGGCGTATCGTTGCTGATGGAGATGTGCGCACCTTCAGCTTCAAATCCAACGAGGTAATTTTTGGTGGTGGCCGTCTGAAGGTCAAGGCCAAGGATATTCCGCTGGATGTTCAGGCCCTTTTTGAAATCTACGATGAAGCAAATCGCAATGCAGCGGCAGCAAACAAGAACCATGTGGAAGATACGGTTCATACCCCCACAGAACCGGCAGAAAAGGCCCCTGAAGTCCCCGCAGCTGTTGAGCCGGAAAACAACCCGGCAGCAGATAAAACCCCGGAAAACGAACCGGAAACGCCTGTTGAAGAAAAGCCCCCGTTTGACGGTGGCGCAGAAGTTCAGCAGCCCGCAGAGAACACCCAGACCCCGGCAGAGGAAAAGCCCCGCCGGAAGCGCAAGGTGAGAGAGTAAAAAAGGAAAGGTACACAACTATGATGGATTTCAATTACCCCAATGACGATGTGATGGCCGCTATTATCGGCGGCATGATGGGTGCAGCCCGTGCAGCGGCAGAGGATGCCGCCCAGAACCAGAAGGCCGGTGCAAGTGGTAAGACTGGCCCCGGCATTCAGAACCCGGCCAAAACCCGTGATGAACTGCTGAAGAAGGCAGCGCAGGGCGTGGCAGCAAACGCAAAGGTTCTGTATGATGCCTTCATTGCCGTTGGTTTCCCGGCAGATGCAGCAATCAGCCTGACCGGTTCCGTTCTGGGCGCAGCAAACCACAAGTTTTGATGAAGAGAAAGGATTTTTGAATTATGGCTAGTATCTGGGATAAGTTTGACGCAAGCATTGACACCGCCGGTCTGGAAAAGGACGTGGAAGCGGCTGCACAGGGCAACGGCAACCGGAAGGAAGTGCCGCATGGTACTTATGAGGTGGCAATCACCAAGCTGGAACTGGGCGAGAGCAAGAAGCATGACCCGATGGTGAAGGTTTGGTTCAAGATTGTTGAAGGTGACTTCAAGGGCAGTCTGATCTTTATGAATCAGGTCATCAATCAGGGTTTCCAGATTCATATTGTCAACGAGCTGTTACGTGACATCACCGGCGAGATGGACAACCCGCCGGAAATCGCCTTCCACACTTACCGTCAGTATGGCGAACTGCTGATGGACATTGCGGAAGCTATTGACGGAAACTTTGAGTATTCCGTGAAGTACGGCGAGAACAAAGGATTTAATACCTTCAAGATTGAAGAAGTCTATGTTCTGGAAGACTGATCTTCTGATTCTGTGACCTGACAGACCAAACAGGCGGGCGGGTATGGTGGGAATATCTTCAAGGATGGTGATAAAGTGCTGAAATGTGAAATTTACCGGGACAGTATGCAGAACTATAAAGGCTATGCAATTCCCCCGGCACAGCTGATTATTGCTGATGTTCCTTATAACGTGGGCACCAATTTCTACGGCAGTAATCCGATGTGGTACAACGGTGGCGATAACAAAAACGGTGAAAGCAAACTTGCAAAAAAGGCAGCTTTCAATTCTGACTTCAATTTCAATTTGTATGAATACTTTCACTTCTGTTCAAAAATGCTGAAAAAAGATGATCGGCACCCGGTAGCAAGAGGGAGAAGCAGCAATAGCCCCTGTATGATCGTTTTTTGTTCGTTTGAACAGATGCCCACACTAATTGATGCAGGAAAAAACACGGTTTTGTGAACTATATGCCGCTGACATTCATCAAAAACTATTCGCCGCAAGTCCTGAAAGCAAATATGCGCATTGTGGGTGCCACAGAGTATGCGCTTGTAATGTATCGGGATAAACTGCCTAAGTTCAGAAACGGCTTGCAGGTCGATGAAAACGGAAAAAACATCCGTGGCACCGGCCACATGGTTTTTAACTGGTTCAAGTGGGAACGTGACGGGAAGGATATTCCCAAGATTCACCCGGCGCAGAAACCGGTGAATGTTCTGGAACAGCTGATCGAAATTTTCACAGACCCCGGTGACGTGGTGATTGACCCGTGCTGTGGTTCTGGTACCACGTTGAGAGCAGCGCACAATCTAGGCCGTTCCGCATTTGGCTTTGAGATTGACCGGACATTTTACAACCGGGCAAAGAATGAAATGCTGAATTGGACGTGATAAAATGTTGTTTTACGATTTTGAGGTGTTCAAGTTTGATTGGTTGGTGGTCGTGATGGACACGGCAGAGAAGAAAAAACACGTCATCATCAATGACCCGGAAGCCTTGAAGCAGCTGTATGAAGCCCATGTCAACGACATTTGGACGGGGTTCAATAGTCGTAGTTATGACCAGTACATTCTGAAAGGGATTCTGTGCGGCTTTGACCCGAAAAGAATCAATGATTACATCATCGTGAAGAAAAAGAAGGGGTGGCAATTCAGCAGCACCTTCAGAAGTATTCCCCTGAACAACTTTGATGTGATGCCAAATCCCCCGGTTGGTTTGAAAACCCTTGAAGCCTTCATGGGGTCTGACATTCGGGAAACGGAAGTTCCTTTCAATATTGATCGCAAGTTGACCCCCAAAGAAATTGACCAAACGGTTTTTTACTGCACCCACGATGTTGAACAGACGATGGAAGTTTTCATCAAGCGGAAAGAACAGTTTGAAGCTATGCTGACGCTGGTGAAGCAATTCAAACTTCCCATTTCTGATCTGGGCAAGACAGAAGCGGCAATCACTGCAAAAATTCTGGAATGTGATTACACTGAACGTACAGATGAATTTGATTTCATCCTTGAGGATTACCAGCAGATTCACAAGTACACAGATGTTTTTGACTGGTTCAAGGCCCAGAAAACCAGTGAACAGGTTGACCCCAAAGAATTTTATTCCAGAAAGCTGCAACGCATGGTTGCAGGAGTGCAGCACACTTTTGGTTGGGGTGGCATTCACGGCGCACGGGAAAAATACAAGTTCACTTCCGGGCATGGGCGGCAATGTTGGCACGTTGATGTTACTTCTTACTATCCTTCCTACTTGATCGCCCACAATCGTATTACACGCAGCGCACGGCACCCAGAGCGTTATTCATGGGCTTATTTTTACCAGATTGACCTGAAGCACCAAGGGCGCAAGGCTGAGCGTCTTCCCTATAAGAAGATGTTGAATGCCCTGTCTGGTGCCATGAAAGACCGGTATAACCCCGCTTATGACCCTTGCATGAACAACACGATGGTTGTCAACTGTCAGATTTCAGCCCTGATGCTGATTGAAATGCTGGAAGTGATACCGGGCTTTGAACTGGTACAATCAAACACCGATGGTCTGATTGTCACTATCCCTGACACGGATGAAGCCTTCAACCAGATGGATGATATTTGTTATGAGTGGGAAAAACGGTGCAGCAGTGATAAAGCGTCCATCAAGCTGGAATTTGATGAAATCGAATGGTTGTATCAGAAGGACGTGAACAACTACATTTTCAAATTCGGACATTCAGCTAAAATCGAACGGAAAGGTGCATGGTTGAAGGAACTTTCCCCGATTGATTTTGATATGCCAATTCTGAATACGGCCCTTTATAACTACTTCGTGAAGGGAATCCCCGTGGAAGATACCATCAACCAGACCGATGAACTGAAGCAGTTCCAAAAAATTGTAAAGCTGTCGGATAAGTATGAATGGGTTGAATGGGGCGGCAAGCAGTATTTCATGAAGTCCTACCGGGTTTTTGCATCGAACCGGCCCGGCGATGGCAAAATTTGTGCTTGCAGAATATCCCCAAAGACCGGCAGCAGAGAGGTCAAAAAGTTTGGCAATACCCCGGATAATTGCTTTTTTGAAAACGGCGATGTGAACGGGGTGCGAGTGCCCCAGATACTTGATAAAGGGTATTACATCGAGGAAGCAAGAAAGCGCATTGCAGAATTTGGGTAAAGGTGAATTGTATGTTTTTCAAAGGATACGTTGAAACAAAAGACAAACAGTGCGTTGAAAAATTCAAAAACCGCACTGATTTCAAGAACTTTGAACAAGTTCAATCTTTGCCTGAATTTGCCGGTATTCTGGCAGAAGATGCCGTTCTGATTGATATTGATAATGGGGAAACATCGGACATCCTGTTCAATATCGTCAAGGATTATCACCTGATCTGCCGGGTATACCGCACCACCCGTGGCAAGCACTTTATCTTCAAAAATGACCCACAGAACGGCGGCATTACCAGTTGCAAAACCCATTGTAAACTGGCAATCGGTCTGACTGCCGACATCAAGGTTGGTTATCGCAGTTCCTACGAGGTTCTGAAGTATAACGGAAAAATGCGGGAAATCCTATACGACACGGCAGAAAACGAACAGGCGCAGCTGGTTCCCCAATGGCTGCACCCGGTCAAGGGTAAGATGGATTTTGTGGATATGGATGCCGGTGACGGCAGAAATCAGGCCCTTTTCACTTACATCCTGACGCTGCAAAGCAGCGGGTTTTCCGTGGAAGATGCCCGTGAGTGCATCCGCACCATCAATGCCTATGTACTGAAAGAACCCCTGTCAGATGAAGAACTGGAAGTGGTTTTGCGGGATGATGCCTTCAAAAAGCCGATTTTCTTCCGTGAAAGAACCTTCCTGTTTGATAAGTTTGCAATGTTCTTGCGCAGTAATTGTCACATCATCAAAATCAATAATCAGCTGCACCTGTACCGTGACGGAATTTATATTTCCGGTGCTGCTGAAATTGAAGGCGAAATGATAAAGCTGATTCCTGATCTGAACAAGGCCAAACGTGCGGAAGTGCTGGCATACCTTGACATTCTGATTCGGGAAAACACGCAGCCGGAAGATGCAAACTTTATCGCCTTCAAAAATGGCCTGTACAGTCTGGCAGATGATGAACTGATTCCCTTCACCCCGGAACACATCGTTGTGAACCGCATTGACCACAACTTCAACCCGGCGGCGTACAGCGAAATTGCAGATACCATGCTAAACAATGTTGCCTGTGATGATGCTGAAATCCGTGCTCTTCTGGAAGAAACCATTGGATATTGCTTTTACCGGCGCAACGAATTGGGAAAAGCATTCATCCTGATTGGTGACAAGCGGAACGGCAAATCAACATATATCAGCCTGATTGAAAAGCTGCTGGGTGATCGCAACACATCTTCCCTTGATTTGGGTGAACTGGGTGACAGGTTCAAAACTGCTGAACTGTTCGGCAAGCTGGCAAATCTGGGTGATGACATTGGTGATGAATTTATCGCAAACCCGGCCATTTTCAAAAAGCTGGTGACGGGTGATCGTGTATCGGTTGAGCGCAAGGGAAAAGACCCCTTCGAGTTCAACAACTATGCAAAATTCCTGTTCAGTGCAAACAATATTCCCCGTATCAAGGATAAAACCGGCGCAGTGCAGCGCAGATTGATTATCATTCCCTTCAATGCCACATTCAGCGAATATTTGCCAGACGGTACCAAGAACCCCAAATTCAACCCGTATATCAAGTATCAGCTGATGACGGATGCAACCATGGAATATCTGATTCAGTTGGGCGTGAAGGGCCTGAAGCGGGTTCTGGTGAATCATTCCTTTACAATTCCGGCCAAAGTCAAGGCGCAGCTGGAAGAATACGAGGAAAACAATAATCCGGTACTGGGTTTCTTCAAGGAATGTGACGATGAAGCGTTTCAAATCGAATATGCACCCACCAAAGATGTTTATAAGAGGTATCAGGAATATTGCCTTGAAAACAGCTTAACCCCCATGGGCAACATTGAATTTTCCAAACAGGTGAAGCTGCTGAAACAGCTGAAAATTGTTGATAAGAAAATTAATGGCAAAAAGTATAGAATCTTCGTGAAAAATGATTGAAAGGATTGAATTTTTATGGCTGATCTGAAAACTGTTTGCGATTATCTGACCCCTTCCGAAATTCTGGCCCAGCTGGGTGAAGAATGCGCAGAGGGCGCACAGGCTGCATTGAAATTGCGCCGGGCATACGATGGGACGAACCCCACCCCTAAAAATGTGGAAGACTGCCTGAACAATCTTCAGGAAGAATTTGCAGATATGATGCTGTGTCTTCGTGTGTTCTGTGAAGCTGAAAATATCAGCTTTGATGATTTCCTTGACGGCATGGGTGAAACCATGGTACAGAAGTCTGATCGCTGGGTGCAGCGTTTAGAAAATGTAAATAAGCGAGCATATCTGGTGCGTGTTGGAACTGTGGAGCCTTTGACGAATGCTTTTGCAATCACGGCAACAAGCGATAAGAACGCACGGGACATTGGCCGCAATATTTTCCACCAAATGAACCCCGGCGTTCCCATGGAAAACATTCGTACTGAAGTTGTGCGGAAGGAAGCGTAATGGATATGTGGTTTGCGTATTCCATTGAACAAATCTGTTATGCTGCAATGATTATAACAGCAATCAAAGTTAGTGGTTCGCTGCTGCCGTTGCTGTTATATTTTGTGACACCGAGTTGGTTTGTTCGAGATAAAAAGAAAGAAGATGATTCTGGTGCATAAGCCGTGGCAGAATACTGAAGGGTACACCGATAACACCGCATATCAGGGTACCAAAGGCATCATCCGGGCAGAGAGCGCAGCAGAGCGGAAGAACCGGCTGATTATTCAGATTTTCCGTCTGGTGTGTGAACTGGCAGGGTTTGAAATCGTGGGTCGTGTCACCCTGAAGGAAAAGAAATCAGGAAGGGTGTTCAAGTAATGGGCATTGATGATCGTTACCGGGCGGCAGAAGATGAAGCCCAGTTGGAGTACATCATAGAGTGGAGAGAGCGCAAGCGCAGCAAGAAAGACCAACGTGAAATGTACCGCCGGGAAGCTGCTTTTCACTTCCGTATGTTCTGGAAGATGCTTTTTAACTATTTCAAGGGGGATTGAAAAATCTATGATTCAGGTTGAAAATATTGAAACTATGAATTTTGCCGCTGCAATTCGTGGGATGCGGAATCCCATGAACAGCTGGGCAAAGTCTGACACTGTGGATGTGACCGGTCATTGCAACGAATGCAAAGACTTTGGTTTACAGTGTATCAAAACCACCCATTGCCCTGTGCTGTATGATGTGGGTACCGCTGATCTGGGCTTGATGCGGCGTTTGGTAGCAGCAGGGCCGGAACACCGGAAGTTCATGCGGCAGATTTTTGTTAGCATGGACATCACGGCCCCCCTGTATTGGTGGAAAGAGTTCGACACCTACAAGGTGGGCACCACGGCGAACAGTTGCAGCACCATGCACAAGTTGACGGCCAAACGCTTCACGCTGGAAGACTTCAGCACTGACCACATTGAACCGGAATGCACCCACGTCATCACCACTGTGATTGCGGCCCTGAATGAAATGCGGGATGAATACCTGAAAACCAATGATAAGGGCCTTTGGTATACCATGGTGCAGTTGCTTCCGTCCAGTTATAACCAGCGGCGCACCGTCACCATGACCTATGAAAACGCCTTCAATATCATTCAGCAGCGCAGCGGGCACAAGCTGCAAGAATGGCTTGATTTTGTGAACGTCCTTCTGGGTCTGCCTTACATGGGCGATCTGGTGACTGCCCAGAAGGGTTCCTGATAAGTTGTTGTGGGTGGAAACAGCGGTTCAAGGTGATTTTGCAAAAATAACGGTAATTCGATAAAATGTATTATCGGCAGTTCAAGGCGGTTCAAGGTGACAAAATTCATCTTGAACCGCTGAAAAGCTAGGTGTGAAGCGGATTTTTTGGCAGCGGTTCAAGTAGTTCAAGATGATTTGTATTTCTTTATACATAATCATAAAACTTCCAAATTTTGTAAATTTTTAGAACCTATAAATATAATAAATATATAGTAGGTTCTGATGAACCTTGAACCGAATAGCCAAAAATTAACAGTGTATCGTTTAGAAATTCGGTTCAAGATGATTTTTCATCTTGAACCCATCTTGAACCGCAAATAAAATTTATCATGTGTACGCTGAAAAACAGCGGTTCAAGATGAATAAGGGGGAATATAAACAAGTGAAAGCAAAGGACTATTTGCAGCAGCTTTCCCGGCTGAATGTGATTATTCGGCAGAAAATAAAAGAACAGGCCGATTTGAGGAACAGTTATTCCTGTATCGGCAGCACAGACACATCAAAGGAACGTGTTTCAGGCGGTGCAGCGGCAGGAAATGCAGGATATACGCACACGGTTGACCGTCTTGTTGATCTTGAAGAAGAAATCAATCGGGAGATTGACGAGTATGCAGACCTGAAGCATAAAATCATCAATCAAATTCAGGGTTTGCAAGACGTTCAGTATATTGATCTGCTGCACCAGAGATACGTTGAAGAACTTACCTTTGAGGAAATCGCAGTCAATATGACCTGTTCCATTCGGAATGTGTACAATCTACACGGTCAGGCATTACAGGCTTTTCAGCAAAAATATCTGACTGAAATGTGAATTTGTGCAGTCTTTTTCATTGTTTTGCAGTATAAGAACACAGTATAATATATACTAGAAACACGGTGTTGAGATATACGCCGTGTTTTTGTTTTCCCGCTGAAAGTTTTCATGCCGGTTCAGCTAGGCAGGCCGTGCAGCTCCTTCTTTCAGCGGGATTTTTATTTGATTTGAAAGGCTGGTGAATACCGTGACCGATAAACAGAAACGCTTTTGCGATGAATACCTGATTGACTGCAACGCTACACAGGCAGCGATTCGAGCAGGGTATTCCCCAAAAACCGCATACAGTATCGGTGAAGAAAACCTGAAGAAACCTGAATTGAAAACGTACATTGATGAACGCCTTGAACAGCTGCACAGTGAAAAGATCGCAGATGCACAGGAAGTTTTGGAATATCTTACTTCCGTGATGCGGGGTGAACACACTGAACAGGTGTTACGCCTTGATGGTGATGGGGTTCAGGTGGTGGATTCTGTACAAACACCTACCCGTGATAAACTGAAGGCCGCTGAACTGATCGGCAAGCGATACGGGATGTTCAAAGATGCCGTTGATCTGGGCGGTGCGGTGCCTGTTGTGATTTCCGGTGGTGATGATCTTGCGGACTAAACCCAAGGTCAATAAACTTTATCTGCCGGATATTGTGGGCCGTGGTTATGGCACGTTTTGGAACTTCAAAGGCCGTTACCGAGTGTGTAAGGGTTCCCGTGCTTCCAAAAAGTCCAAAACAACGGCCCTTTGGTACATCGTGAACATGATGAAATACCCGGATTCCAATTTGCTGGTTATCCGCAAAGTGTATCGCACCCTTCACGATTCCTGTTTTACAGATTTGAAGTGGGCAATTAACCGCCTGAACGTGCAAGCGTATTGGGATGTGAAGGAAAGCCCCCTTGAATTGACATACCGGCCCACCGGTCAGAAAATCCTGTTTCGTGGTCTGGATGACCCCCTGAAGGTCACATCCATTGCAGCGGAACACGGGTATCTGTGCTGGGCATGGATTGAAGAAGCGTATGAAATCAGTTCTGAATCTGATTTCAGTATGATTGATGAATCAATCCGTGGCGCAATCCCAGAGGAAACCGGCCTGTTCAAGCAAATCACCATCACCTTCAACCCGTGGAATGAACATCATTGGTTGAAAAAACGCTTTTTTGATGAACCAGACCCGGACACACTGGCGATGACCACCAATTACACCTGTAATGAATGGCTGGATGCTGCTGACCGGGCTGTTTTTGAAAAGATGAAGACCCAGAACCCCCGCCGGTACAAGGTGGCCGGTCTGGGTGATTGGGGCATTGTTGACGGTCTGGTTTTTGAAAACTGGGAAGAAAAGTTGTTTGACATTGATGAAGTGCGGCAGCTTTCCACCGTCAGAAGTGCATTCGGCATGGACTTTGGTTATACCAATGACCCTTCCACGCTGTTCTGTGGCCTGATTGACCAAACCAATAAGATTCTTTGGGTGTTCGATGAAATGTATGAACGAGGTATGAGCAATGAGCGCATAGCCGAAAAGGTAATTGCGATGGGATATGCAAAAGAGCGTATTAAGGCCGATTGTGCAGAACCAAAGAGCATTGACCGCTTGCGGGTTCTGGGTCTGGCCCACATCCAGCGCAGCCGGAAGGGTAAAGATTCCATCCGCAACGGCATTGACAACTTGCAGGATTATCACATCATCGTGCATCCCCGGTGCGTCAGCTTTATCACAGAGATTTCAAACTATACCTATGCCAAAGACCCCAAAACAGGCGAAAAGCTGAACAAGCCCATTGATGACTTCAATCATCTGATGGACGCTATGCGATACGCCACAGAGGACACCGGCAAGGGTGAAACATACAGCTTCAAGTGAGGTGGAGAACATGAACAGTATCAACATTTTGGGCACGGAATACAGTTTCCGGGTGGATGAACAGGTAATGAATGATGCTGGTGCAGACGGTATGTGCCGCTTCCACAGCAAAGAAATCATCCTTCGTCCTGAAGAAAACATTCTGGAAGATGGCACTGATGAAGAAAACCGCACCTATTACAGCAAAGTCATTCGGCATGAAGTGGTTCACGCTGCATTACATGAAAGCGGCCTGACCCATTACGCCAATGATGAACTGCTGGTGGAATGGCTTGCTGTTCAGTTCCCCAAGCTGGCCGAAATTTTCAAAAAGGCCGGTTGTTCCACCTAAGATTGAAAATAGCTTGAAAAAGATTGAAAGGGGTGAAATTGAAAATGTGGGATGTTTTAACCAACATTACGGCCCGCCTGTCTAACCTGATTATCAGCGGTGCAGTTCAGATGACGGATAAACAGTTCCTTGAAAAAGAAATCGCACGTTGGAAGCGCAGCCCCGAACGCATGATGCAGATTAAGAGTTTTCTGTACTATAATGATGACCACGATATTCTGCACCGCAAGCGTCAGATGATCGGTGAGGATGGCAAGCTGGAAGACGTTGAAAATCTTCCCAACAACCACATCATTGATAACCAGTATGGCAAATTGGTCAACCAGAAAGCAAATTACCTTCTGGGTCAGCCGTTCACCGTGGACAGCGAGAATGACCAATATGCCGAACTGCTGAAAGACCTGTTCAACAAACGCTTTATGAAGCTGCTGAAAAATGCAGGAAAGGCGATGCTGAACGGTGGCATTGCGTGGCTGCATCCGTATTATCGGGATGATGGGCAGCTTGCTTTTCATCTGTTCCCGGCTTATGAGATTTTGCCGTTTTGGTCGGATTCCGAACACACTGAACTGGAATTTGCAATCAGGCTTTACACTGTGCAGGGCTACAATGGTACGGAACCCGTGCTGATTGAAAAGGTTGAAGTTTATGATCTGGAAGGTCTGCATCGGTACACCCTTGATGGTGGTACCCTGACCCCGGACGTGGATGAAAACGGCCAGAACACAGAATCGTATATCACCTATACGGACAGTGACGGTCATGCTGAAGGGCTGAACTGGACGAAAGTTCCCTTGATTCCGTTGAAATACAATGAACAGGAAACCCCGCTGCTGAAGAAGGTGAAGAGCCTTCAGGACGGTATCAATGTGATGCTTTCTGACTTTGAAAACGGAATGCAGGAAGACAACCGGAACACTATTTTGATTCTGAAGAATTACGATGGCGAAAATCTGGGCGAGTTCCGCAAAAACCTTTCTACGTTTGGCGTGGTGAAGGTTCGTTCCGATGATGGCGCAGATGGTGGGGTTGAAACCCTTGAAATCACAGTCAATTCCGAAAACTACAAGGCTATTCTTGACCTGTTCAAGAAAGCCTTGATTGAAAACGGCATGGGCTATGATGCAAAGGATGACCGTTTGGGCGGTAATCCAAACCAGATGAACATTCAGTCTATGTACAGTGACATTGATCTTGATGCCAATGACATGGAAACTGAATTGCAAGCCGCCTTCGAGGATATTTTGTGGTTTGTGGATGCGCACCTGTACAACACCGGCAAGGGCGATTTTTCACAGGAAACCGTAAATATCACATTCAACCGTGATATTCTTATCAATGAATCTGAAGCAATCCAGAATTGCAAGGATTCGGTGGGCATTCTGTCCGATGAAACCATTGTGACACAACACCCGTGGGTGGATGACCCCGCCGCTGAACTGGAACGCTTGAAAAAGCAGAAGGAAGAACGGCAGCAGGAATTTGAAGCCCAGAATTATAACCCGTTCAAGGAAAACAACCCGCCGGGTACAGATGATGGGGGTGAAGATGATGAATAACGTCAATCATCCTTCCCATTACTGCAAGCCTGGCCGCAAAGAATGTATTGATGAAATGCTTGATTTGTTCGGCGTGGAAGCTGTGCGGGATTTTTGCCTGTTGAACCGCTATAAATACCAATACCGGTTTGACCTGAAAAACGGTACCGAGGATTTGCAGAAAGCGGACAACTACGAAAAGATTTACCTTGATCTGGGCGGCAACCCTGAAAAGCTGGCCTTGAAGGTGGGGTGATCGGATGCGCAACCGTGATTACTGGCAGATGCGTTTTCGGCAGCTGGAAGATGCACGGCACAAAACCGATTTATCAACCATCCTGAAGCTGGAAACCCAATACCAGCAAGCCCAACAAGAGATTGAAGGGCAGATTTCCACATGGTATCAGCGTTTTGCTGATAACAACGGAATCACGATGGCTGAAGCCCGCCAATGGATGCAGGGAAAAGACTTGCAGGAATTTAAGTGGACGGTTCAGCAGTACATTGATTATGGTCGTGAAAATGCCCTGAATGGTCAATGGATGAAGGAACTGGAAAACGCTTCTGCAAAATTCCATATCAGCAAGCTGGAAGCCTTGCAAATCCAGACCCAGCAAAGCCTTGAAAAGCTGTTTGGAAATCAGGCTGACATGATTGATCGTGCGATGGGAAAAGCCTATACAGGGGCTTACTACCGCACCGCATACGAACTTCAAAAGGGGTTCAATGTTGGTTTCAACGTGTCTGGTATTGACCAAAAACAGCTTGATAAGGTGCTGGTGAAACCGTGGGCGGCTGATGGGTTCAACTTTTCAGAACGTATCTGGAACAACAAGAACAAGCTGATTTCTGAACTTCACGGCGAACTTTCCCGGAACATCCTGACCGGGCAAGACCCCCAGAAGGCAATCAATAGCCTTGCAAAGAAGATGGGTGCATCCAAAAGCAACGCAGCACGGTTGATTCAGACCGAACAGGCGTATTTTTCCAGTGCTGCACAGGCTGAATGCTTTTCTGATTTGGGCGTGGAAGAATATGAAATCGTGGCAACGCTGGACAGCCGAACTTCTGACATCTGCCGTGGTTTAGATGGACAGCACTTCCCCATGAAGGACTATGAAGCCGGTGTTACTGCACCGCCTTTTCACGTCAACTGCCGTTCTACCACCGTTCCATACTTCCCTGACAATTTCGGCCAGATTGGTGAACGTGCTGCACGGGATGCAGACGGAAAAACCTATTATGTGCCGGATGATCTGAAGTATTCCGACTGGAAGGCGGCTTTTGTGGATGGCAATACTGAAGGATTTGAAGAGATTCAAGAAAATCACTTCCATCACGAACAAAAACCTGATACAATCAAAGTGGAGAAGTTTACCCTTGATGATTGCAAGACAACGCAAGAGGTTGAAGGCTTGCTGAAAAACCAAGGATGGTTTTATTCTGAAGTCATTGATGGTACCCGGTACGATAGCAATAGTGCAACTTCTTTGGTAGGTTGTGATGTTGAATCTGCAAAAGAGGTATATAAGGCGTATGATCGTCTATATACTAAATACCCACAGTTAAAACAAAAATTGAACGGTGTAAGCTGTTCTCCATTGCCAAAGCACACTTATGCACAGTGCCACGTTGGTTTGGGCCACGGCGGTATTGCTATTAACGAAAAGCATTATTCAAACCATGAAAAACTCATAGAATCTTATGAACGTGATTTGAAAGCTGGTTTTCATCCGGCAAATACCACATACAGCGCAATTCTGACACATGAAGTCGGACACGCTATTGATGATTACCTAACCAACACGCTTCATGCTGCTGGTATGAGTGGATGGAAACCGAAATGGGTTTCCGCTGCATTGCGCCCAAAGGTTATGCGGGCTTGCGGCTTAAAAATTTCCGATATTGAAAAAAGCGTTAGTGGATATGCAACGCAGAATCATTTTGAATGGTTTGCTGAATGCTTTGCTGAATATATGGAAAGTCCAAATCCCAGACCCGTTGCGCAAAAATTCGGTGAAATGCTTGAAGAACTTTTGAAGGGGGTTCCTGATAATGCCGATGCCTGATTTTTTCACAAGTCCATATTTTGTGCCTGAACCTGACAACTGGCACTTGAAGGACGGTGCGCCGGAAGAGGTACGCAAAGAATTTGAAGAATACATGAATCATCCTGATTGTGTAATGCCCACACGGGATGATGAAGATTCTTAAATACGGCCAGAAGGCCCCCGAACAATCGGGGGCCTTTTATTTTACGCCTTTTTAGTATTGTAGGCGGTAAAGAACAAGCACTTTTCACGGGTGGAGATACCACCTAAAAAATCAAAAGAGAGGTAAGAAAAAATGAAACTGAAGGAACAGCTGGTACAGTATGGCCTGACTGAAGAGAAGGCACAGGAGTTCATCGACAAGAACATTGACGGTGTTTTCATCCCCAAGGCCCGCTTCGATGAGGTCAACGAGGAAAACAAGGGCCTGAAATCCCAGATTGCAGACCGTGACACGCAGCTTGAACAGCTGAAGAAATCTTCCGGTGACAACGCTGATCTGAAAGCCCAGATTGAGAAGTTGCAGGGGGAGAACAAGACCCAGAAAGAAGGCTATGAAGCGCAGATTGCGCAGATTCGCCTTGACAATGCCGTTGATTCTGCCCTGACCGCCGCAGGAGCAAAGAACAACAAGGCTGTGAAGGCAATGCTGGACATGACCGGCGTGAAGCTGGATAAGGAAGGCAACCTGACGGGCCTGAAGGAACAGCTGGATGGCGTGAAGAAGTCTGATTCCTATATGTTCAATGCAGCTGGTTCTGCTGGTTTCAAGGGCGCAAAGCCCGGTGCCGGTGGCGATGGTAACCCCGGCGGCGTGGACACGTCCAAAATGACGTATTCGGAAATGGCCGCATATCTGGCCGAAAATCCGGGTGCGGAAATCTAAACCGATTCTTGAAAAGTGAAATCACAGCCCAAGAATCAATGAAATTTGCGAAAGGAAATGAAACACCATGGCAAAATTTGATTCCAAGAGTTTCAATGCAGCGGCGTTTGGTAAGTACGTTGACCGTATTCCCAACGTCACCAAGACCGAACTGGCAAAGTCCGGTGCGGTTGGCAGCAACGAGAATGCACGTTCTGCCCTGTCTAACCAGACCGGTTCCCTGTATGCCCGCATTCCGTTCTTTGGCCGGATTGATGGCAGCACCAGCCAGAACAACACCGGTGCAGCTGACATCACTGCATCCAGTACCACCACCTATGAACAGGGTTTCGTGACCGCTTCCCGCATGGATGCGTGGACTGAACGCAACTTCAGCAAGAACATCACCGCTGGTGTGGACTTCATGGACAACGTGGCCGGTCAGATTGCCGACTACAAGATGAACGTGAAGCAGACCATGCTGCTGGCGATTCTGAAGGGTATTTTCAGCATGACCACCACCGGCAGCACTGTGCCCGCAAAGGCAGCGGCAGAGTTCATCAAGGCCCACACTCTTGATATTTCCGCAAAAACCGGTGATGATGGTGTAGTTGGTGCATCCACCCTGAACACCACCATGCAGCAGGCTTGCGGCGATAACAAGAGCGTGTTCACGCTGGTTATCATGCACAGTGCTGTTGCAACCCATCTGGAAAACCTGAAGCTGCTGAAGTATATGACCTATACTGACGCTGACGGCATCCAGCGTGATCTGTCCCTTGCAACGTGGAATGGTCGCACTGTGCTGATTGATGATGGTATGCCTACCGAGGATGTGAAGGAAAGCAGTTCCGGCGCAGGTGATGGCTACACCAAGTACACCACCTATGTTCTGGGCAACGGTTCCATTGTGTTGGATGACATCGGTGACGCTGTGCCCTACGAGATGAGCCGTGACCCCAAAACCAACGGCGGTCAGGATACGCTGTATGTGCGTGATCGCTACATTTGCGGCGTGGATGGCATTTCTTTTGAAAAGCCCGCTTCCATTACTGCATCTGCATCCAACAATGATCTGTCCACCGGCGCAAACTGGAACATCGTGAACGATGGCACCAAGGCCATTCCCCACAAGTCCATTGCGATTGCCCGTATCATTTCCCGTGGCTGATTGGGGGTGAATCCCTATGCAGACCGTTGACATCGCTGAAATTTTGACGGATGTGAAAACCCGCCTGACTGCGTATGGAATCACTTTGAAAGACACTGATGACGTGCTTTTGAAGTATTCCGGGCAGATGGTGCGGGAAACCATCACGAATAATTGCAACCAGCCTGAAATTCCCGCCGGATTACGCTGCATTGCTGCTGACATGATTATTGGTGATTTCCTTCAGACCTTGAAGGTTTTTGCCCCTGATCGCCTTGAATCGTTTGATTTGGGTGAAGCCGTGAAGCAGATTCAGACTGGTGACACAAACACGGTTTTTGCTGTGGGTGAAGGGAGCAACACCGATGAACAGCGGCTTGATGCTGTTGTGAATTGGATGCTGAATCACGGGAAAGGGCAGTTTGCAAAGTATAGGCGGGTGTGCTGGTGGTGAACACGATGCAGAAAGCCTATACAGCGGCTAGGAAGGTCATAGAAAGCACTTTCCGTGGCACCATGTCAGTTTATGAGTACGGCACGAAACGTGACGAGAAAACGAAATTACAGCGGTCTGGTGAAACGTGTGTTTTAACCGATGTTCCGTGCAAGGTTTCGTTTGAATCAAGTACCAGTGCCGCACAAACTGATACAGCCGCAAAGCTATCCCAAAGTATCAAGGTATTTGTTTCCCCAAATGTGGAAATCAAGCCGGGTTCCAAACTGCTGGTTCAGCAAGATGGCACCGAAACGGCCTATAAATGCGCTGGACAACCGGCGATTTATCCCACACACAGGGAATATAACCTTGAACTGTTCAAGGGGTGGGCATGATGGCAAAGATGGGCAAGTTTTCTTCAACGGATTTGAAAAAACTTCAAAGGGAATTGAACGGAATCAAACCGGACAAAATCACGTTATTTTGTGAGGATTGCGCCAAAGAATTGGCCGCAAGACTGCTGGCAAAGGTTATCAAAAGAACCCCTGTTGGTGATTACAGCCGTGAAAAAACTGTGGTTGCTAAACGTGACAGCAAAAATCACAAGAAGGGTGATCGCTACACCGTCCGTGTCAATCCATCCGGGAAAAAAGGTGGTACACTTCGCAGGGGGTGGACTGCTGAAACCTTTGAAGATGCTGCATCCGGTTCCGGTGCTGGTACACCGGCGCAGGAATACGCAAAATCCCTTCAAATCCAGCATGAAGGAAACATTTTCCGTGTGGAAATCGTCAACCCGGTAGAATATTCCAGTTATGTGGAATTTGGGCACCGCACAAGAGGTGGCAAAGGCTGGGTTGAAGGAAAATTCATGTTAACACTATCCGAACAGGAACTTCAGGAAATCGCACCGGCGGTTCTTGAAGCGAGGATAGCCAAACTTCTGAAGGGGGCAGTACAATGATTGATGAAATTATTGCGGGTATTTCCCTTGCCCTGAATGCAGAGTTTGGGGACGATGTGAAAATCTACCCAGAACAGCAAAAGCAAGGGTTTGAAGGCCCTTGTTTTTTCATACTTTCCATCCAGCCTTCCGATGATTTGTTTCTGGGCAAACGTCATTTCAGGCGGCATCCGTTCGCTGTGCATTACTTTCCGGCATCCGATTTGGAACCGAAACAAGAATGCTATGGTGTAGCGGAACGCCTGTATGACTGCCTTGAACATATCACCGTGCAGGGTTCCCCCAGCCGTGGAACCCAAATGAAATTCACTGTGGAAGATGGGGTTCTGATCTTTCTAGTGAATTATGATATGTTCGTTTACAAGGTGGAAGAAACCACTGCAATGAGCGAACTATCCAACAATATTACTGCAAAGGGGTAAATACAATGGCAACGAAAAAGACCACCGTTGCAGCCGGTGAAGCGGTTTTCAGCAAAGAACAGCTTCGCAAGGCCGCACGTTTCCGGGATAAGCGGGATGTGCTGGAAGTGGCACTTTCCAAATACCCCGACACTGCACAGGTTTCTATTTCCCAGATTGAAACCGACATCAACGACTTTCTGAAAGGTAAGGTGAACTGATATGGCATTGGGTGGCGGCACTTTTGTAACCCAGAACAAGAAACTTCCCGGCAGCTATATCAATTTCGTTTCGGCAGCTAAGGCATCTGCTACGCTGTCTGAACGTGGCTATGCAACCATGCCCCTTGAACTGGATTGGGGCGTGGAAAATGCTGTCTTTGAAGTCACCAATGGCGATTTTCAGAAGAACAGCATGAAGATTTTCGGTTATGCCTATACGGATGACCACCTGAAGGGCCTTCGTGACCTGTTCCTGAATGCAAAGACCCTGTATGCCTACCGTCTGAACGGTGGCGGCGTAAAGGCCGCAAACGACTTCGCAACGGCACGTTATGGCGGTACCCGTGGCAATGACCTGAAGATTCGGATTCAGGCCAATGCCGATGATACCAGCGCATTTGACGTTGTAACCCTTCTGGGCACCACCATTGTGGATGAACAGACCGTCAAGAAGGCAACTGATCTGAAGGCAAACGATTATGTTACCTTCAAGACCGGCGCAACCCTGAAGGCAACGGCAGCAACCCCGCTGACCGGCGGCACGAATGCTGCTGTTGATGGCAGCGCACACCAGAAGTATCTGGATAAGATTGAATCCTACACTTACAACACCATGGGTGTTGTGACTACCGAGGAAACCATCAAAACCCTGTATACTTCTTTTTGCAAGCGTCTTCGTGATGAAATGGGCATGAAGTTCCAGCTGTGCATCTATCGCAAGGCTGCTGACTTCATGGGTACCATCAACGTGAAGAACAAGGTTCTGGACGATGGTGCAAATGAAGCAAGCCTGATCTACTGGGCAACCGGCGTTTCTGCTGGTTGTGCGGTCAACAAGAGCAACCAGAATAAGAAGTACGATGGCGAGTTCACCATCGACACCGATTTCACCCAGTCGCAGCTGGAAAGTTGTCTGGACGCTGGTGAATGGGTGCTTCATCAGGTTGGTTCTGACGTGCGTGTGCTGGAAGACATCAACAGCATGGTGACGGTTTCCGACACTTGCGGCGATGTGTTCAAGGACAATCAGACCGTGCGTGTCTGTGACCAGATTGCCAATGACATTGCGGTGATCTTCAACACCCGTTACATGGGCACTGTTCCGAATGACAATGCGGGCCGTCTGTCCCTGTGGGCAGATATTGTCAAGCACCACCAGCAGCTGAATGACATTCGGGCACTGGAAAACTTCAGTGATACCGATGTTACGGTTGCACAGGGTGACAGCAAGAAATCCGTGGTTGTCACCGATGCTGTGACGGTTGTGAACGCTATGGACAAGCTGTATATGACTGTCACCGTTGCGTAAAGAAGGGAGTGAAACAACATGGTCAACAATGTTACTATGAAGGGCCGTGACACCATTGCGGCGAAACTGGCAGAGTGCTATCTGACCATCAACACCCGGCGTTACAACTTCATGCAGATGATTGATCTGGAAGCAAAGGTGGATAAGGACAAAACCACTGTTCCCTGTTTAGGTCGTGTAATGAAGGGCCATAAGTCGTGCGGTATGGAAGGCACCTTCAGCGGTACCGCACACTATAATCAGTCTGAACTTCGTCAGGCACTTCTGGATTACAAAAATACCGGCGAGGACGTGTATTTTGAAATGCAGATTACCAACGATGACCCGGACAGTGCAGCGGGCCGACAGACCATCGTGTTCTATGATTGCAACATGGATGGCGGTACCCTTGCCAAGTTCGATGCAGACGGCGAATATCTGGATGAAGACATCAACGGCACCTTCGAGGATTTCTCCATGCCGGAAACCTTTGCCCAGCTGACTGGTTTTGCAACCTAATAGCGTATCATTTTGTGAGTAGTGCAAAACCCCTTATATTGAGCCTTTGGCCGATATAAGGGGTTTTGCTTTTTATTGTGAAGGGAGTTTTACAAATGTCTAAGTTTATCAAGTTTATGAAGGCAAATAAAATTCAGAAGGCCAATGAGATGCACCCCGTCACCGCTTCCCTGTGTGATGAGAACGGCAAGCCCCTTGACTTCGAGTTCCGGCACATCACTTCTGCCGAGAATGAGAACATCCGGGCAGCTTGTACCAAGGATGTTCCGGTTACTGGTAAGCCCGGTATGTACCGGCCCAAGGTCGATACTTCGGCCTATGTGAAAAAGCTGATCTGTGCTTCCATTGTGGCCCCTGATATGCACGATGCTGATCTTCAGGATTCTTACGGCGTGAAGACCCCGGAAGACCTTCTGATGGCAATGGTGGATGACCCCGGCGAGTATCAGAACCTTGCTGCTTATGTGCAGCAGCTTCAGGGCTTCAACGTCAGCTTTGAGGACAAGGTGAACGAGGCAAAAAACTAATTGAAGAAGGGGATTGGGAAAGCAATTATGCTTACTATGCCCTTCTGAAATTACACATTCTTCCTTCCACCTTCGCAGAAATGGACGAGCAAGAAAAAGCTTTCGTGGTTGCCGCAATCAAGGTGAAAGCCGCCAATGATGAAAAGGCAAAAAAGAGAGCCGAAAGTAAGGCAAAACATAAAGGAAGGTGAATGAATGGCAACCATTAAAAGTTCAATCGAACTGTATGACGCTTTCACGGCCCCAATGATGGATATTATTCAGGCCGTAAATATGGGCCTGTCTGCAATGGAAAATTTGCAGCAGGGTATGAACCAGAGCGTTGATACTACTTCGATTGATGGGGCACGGGATGCGCTGAATCAGGCAACGGAAGCGGCACAGGCCCTTGAATCGGCAATGCAGGGAGTGGATATTCCCGAACAGACAAACCCGGTTCAGGTGCCCGTACAGCCGGAAATCCCTGACCCGATTGTGCCACCATCTGACCCCGTGACTGTTCCGGTTCAATGGCAGTCTGAAAACTTTGAATCTTTCTTATCTTCCGGCACAGAGAGATTCCAGCAGGAAATCCAGAGTGCAAACAGCATGATGGACAGTCTGAATCAGAAACAAGCCCAGATAGCAGCAACGGCGGCTTCTACAAGCGTTTTACCCAGTAATGCGGTAACTGACATCAGTAATGTTGGGAGCCGTTTACAGGCCGTGCAGCAGCGTATTCAGCAAATTGAAAACAACCCGCTGAATATCGGCACCGACACGGCGAACGCTGCACTGGAACAGATGCGTGGACAGTTGGCACAGGCTCTTGAAGCACAGAATGACCTGAATGCTGCACTGGATAATATGGATGTTTCCGCTGCAAATACAGCTTATTCGCAATTATCCCAAACTATCGGGAATACTGAACGGTTTATCCGTGACAATGTAAACGAACAAGGGCAGTTTAACCAGAGTATTCAGGAAGGCGTGGCCCAAGCTGACAAGTTAACGGATACTATCAAGGGTGCAGTTACAGCATATATCAGTGTGCAATCCATTGGCAAAGCATTGGATATATCTGACCAGTTGACACTGACCACTTCCCGTTTGGACATGATGAATGATGGAGTTCAGTCTACTGCTGAATTGGTCAATATGGTCTATGCAGCAGCCCAAGACGCAAGGGGTTCATTCAGTCAGATGGCCGATGTTGTTGCCAGATTTGGCAACAACGCAAAGGATGCGTTCAGCAGTTCAGAAGAAGTTGTCGCTTTTGCTGATCTGATTCAGAAGCAAATGACTATTGCAGGAGCAAGCACCCAAGAAGCTGCAAATGCAGAACTGCAATTATCGCAAGCATTGGGGTCTGGTGTTCTTCGTGGTGATGAACTGAACAGCATCTTTGAGCAAGCACCAAACTTAATCCAGAATATTGCAGACTATTTGGATGTCCCTATTGGGCAAATTCGTGAAATGGCAGCTGATGGCGAGTTGTCCGCTGATATTGTTAAAACTGCAATTTTTTCAGCTGCTGACGACATTAACAGTAAGTTTGAATCTATGCCTATGACATGGAGCCAAATTTGGCAATCAATGCAAAATACAGCATTGATTGCGTTTCAGCCGGTTCTTCAAAATTTGAATGATCTAGCTAATAGTGATGTGCTTCAGGCATCTATCCAAAATGCTATTGGGGCAATATCAGCTCTTGCAAACATTCTTCTGGATGTATTTGATTTGGTAGTATCAATCGGTGCTTTTGTAAGTGATAATTGGGGCTGGATCGCCCCGATTGTGTGGGGCATCGTGGCCGCATTTACGGCCTATAACGTGGTTCTGGGCATTTATAACGGGATTCAGGCGGTCAGTAATGGGTTGAAAGCTGCATCCGCTATGGCTGATCAAATCCACGCTGCTGCACTGATGATGGAGAGCGGCGCAACCTTCACGGCAACTGCTGCACAGTACGGTTTTAACGCTGCGCTGTTGGCCTGTCCTGTAACGTGGATTATAGCGGCAGTTCTGGCCCTGATCGTCATTCTGTATGCACTGGTGGGCATCATCAATCAGGTTGCAGGAACTTCTATTTCTGCAACTGGCCTGATTACTGGTGCCGTGGCTGTTGCTGGTGCCTTTATCCTGAATATTGGCATCGGCCTGTATAATAGCTTTGTTGCTGTAATTGCTGCATTCGTCAACTTCTTCATCGGCATCATCGAATGGGTTTTGAACGCTGCAAATGGCGGTTTTAATTCGTTTGGTGATGCGGTTGCAAACCTGATCGGGCAGATTATCAGCTGGTTTCTGTCTTTGGGTCAGATTGTTACCACCATCATTGATGCGATTTTCGGCACAGACTGGACGGCGGGCCTTGAAGGTCTGAAGAACAGCGTGACCCAGTGGGGCAAAAACGAAAACGCAATCACCCTTGATCGGATGGACACAAGTACAGCCGGTTTACAGCGGTTTGATTATGGTGACGCTGCATCCGCTGGTTATGATTTCGGTGTAGGACTGGAAAACAAAGTGGGCAACCTGTTCAACTCCAGCGGCAGCATTCCTTCCATTGAAGATTATGCTGGTCTGATTGCAGACAATGCAAATCTGTCCACCTTGCCGGATATTGCAGACAACACCGGCAAAATCAAAGATACCCTGTCTGATACCGATGAAGATTTGAAATATCTTCGTGATATGGCAGAGATGGAAGTTATCAACCGCTATACCACGGCAGAAATCAAAATCGAACAGAATAACCACAACACCGTGAATAACGGTATGGATTTGGACGGTGTGGTTTCTGCTTTGACGGATGGCCTTATGGAAGCGATTGAAGTTACAGCGGAAGGGGTGCATGACTGATGTATTTTTTCTATCTGGATAAGTGCCTGTTACCGGTTACACCTTCCAAGTTGACAACCAAAATCAATAATGCAAACAAGACCATCACCCTTATAAATGAAGGTCAGGTTAATCTGCTAAAAACGGCAGAACTGACTGACATTGATTTTGAATGCGAGATTCCGCAAGTGAATCATCCGTATGCAATCTATAAGACCGGTTTTTTAGGTGCATCGTTTTTTCTGGGCTACTTTGAAAGGTTGAAAACCAGCAAGCAGCCATTTCAGTTTATTGTGGTCAGGATGCTTCCTTCTGGCCGCATTCTTTTTTCTACCAATATCCGGGTTTCCATGGAAAACTACACCATTACGGAATCCGCAAGTAATGGCTTTGACCTGACTGTGAAAATCAGCTTGAAACAGTATCGGTATTATGGCACCAATACTGTTCAGGTGAAAAATAACATCGGTGCGGCGATTGTTGCAAGCCTGATCGTGAACCGATTAGCTGAACACAGCCCGGCACCGAAACGCAGCCAAAAATATAAGGTCAAGAAGGGCGATACCCTGTATACCATTGCAAAACGCTTTTATGGTGACGGCAGCAAGTACAAAAAAATTCAGAATGCAAATTCGTTTATTACTGACCCGAACGCCTTACGGGTGGGACAGGAATTAACGATTCCGGCAGCTTGAAAGGGGGTGCTTCTTTGAAATATCAGCTGATTATGGGCAGCAGCGAGAAAAAAGGCTTCATTCCCGCTGTTGAAGAAGGCGTAACGCTGACCCTGAAAAGAAGAAGCACCCCCGGCAAGCTGGAATTTAGTTTGATTAAAGATTCCGCATTGAACTTCGTTGAAGGTTCCCCGGTGGGCCTGAAAGTGGACGGGGTGCCCATGTTCAGCGGATTTGTCTTCAAGAAAAAATCTGATAAAGATTCCCTGATGTCTGTAACAGCCTATGACCAATTACGGTATCTGAAAAACAAAGATTCTTACCTGTACAAAGGAAAGACCGCTTCACAGTTCATTCAGATGATCGCAGATGATTTCAAGCTGAAAACCGGCACTATTGAAGACACCGGGTTTGTGATCGCACGGCGCAGAGAGGACAACACAAGTCTGTTTGACATGGTGGAAAATGCCCTTGATTTAACGCTGACCAATGCAAAAAAGATGTTTGTTCTGTATGATGACTACGGCAAACTTGCTTTGAAAAACATTGAAAATATGAAAATTTCCGGCTACATCATTTACAATGAATCGGCTGAAAACTTTGAATATACTTCAAGCATTGATGAACAGACCTATAATCAGATTAAACTTTCCTATGACAACGATGACACCGGCAAGCGTGAAATCTACATCACAAAAGATTCTTCCAACATTCAAAAATGGGGTGTGTTGCAGTATTATGACACACTTACCAAGAAAGAAAACGGAAAGGCGAAAGCGGATGCGCTGCTGAAACTGTATAACCAAGTCACAAAAAAGCTGAAAATCACCGGTACCTTTGGAAATCCCAACGTGCGGCCCGGTTGCCTGATTCCCACGCTACTGGATTTGGGCGATGTGAAACTTCAGAATTATATGATGGTTGAGGAAGTCACCCATCATTTATATTTGGATGAACACAGCATGGATTTGACGCTGGTTGGGGGTGGTTTCATTGCCTGATATGACAGGACTTCTAAAAGGTATAAAATGTGCCGCAAAAGGCGTTGGTGATGCAGAAAAACCGGTTCGGGTGTGTTATGGTACGGTGACTAAAGATTCCCCTTTGGAAATCACCGTTGACCAGAAGACCATCCTTGAAGCAGAAGATTTGATTCTTTGCCGCAACGTCACTGACTATGAATGCGATGTTGAATTTTCGTTGAAAACTGAAAAGTTGCAGCATAATCACACCGGTGTTCATGGCACTACATCCGTTCAAACACTTCAATATGAAGTGAAAAACAAAAAGAAGATGAAGGTTTACAACGCATTGAAAAAAGATGATGTTGTTTTCCTGATTCGAGAGCAAGGGGGACAAAGATTCATCGTGATTGATAGAATCAAGCCCATTCCTAAAGTGAAAGGTGAGTGGGTATAAATGATTCCAGCAGTTTCCACGTTTTTGGAAAATGGCATCACTATTGAAGAACAGCCCACACGCACCTACTATATGAATCTTGACCGGCTTCACGTTCGAGGGTACACCGATGAACAAGAAGCAATGAAACAGGCAATCTTCAAGATTCTTTCCACAGAGCGGTACCAATATCTAATCTATTCATGGAACTACGGTATTGAAACCCTTGATCTGTTTGGTGAGCCTGTTTCTTATGTATGCCCGGAGCTGGAACGGCGTATTACAGAAGCACTTCTGTATGATACGAGAATCCAGAGCGTTAACAATTTTGAATTTCAGTTGCCGAAAAAAGGTGTTGTTTATGTAACCTTCACAGCGCATACGATTTTCGGTGATGTGGAAGCAGAAAGGACGGTGAATATCTGATGTTTGAGAACCAGACCTATGAAAGTATTCTGCAACGGATGCTTGACCGGGTTTCTGATTCGCTGGATAAGCGGGAAGGTTCTGTAATCTGGGACACCCATTCCCCCACGGCACTGGAATTTCAGAACTTGTATCTGGAATTGGAAAATATGCTTCAGGAAGCATACGGCGATACTGCAAGCAGAGAATTTCTTATCAGACGTGCAAAGGAACGAGGTATCACCCCTTACAGCGCAACCAATGCCATTCTGAAGGGCGAGTTCACCCCAAAGGATGCTGACGTTCTGGGCAAGCGTTTCAACCTTCAGGAATTGAATTATGTTGTGACTGAAAAGATTGCGGATGGTACATACCGGGTTGAATGCGAAACGGAAGGTGCAGTTGGTAATCAGTATTTGGGCGGCATGATTCCCATTGAATACATTGACGGTCTTGAAACTGCTGAACTGACGGCAGTTCTGATTCCCGGCGAGGATGCGGAAGAAACGGAAGCATTACGCAAGCGGTATTTTGCATCTTTCACAGACGTTGCTTATGGCGGCAACCGTGCGGACTACATTGCAAAAACAAACGGCATTCATGGCGTTGGTGCTACCAAAGTTACAAGAGTATGGAATAGTGATCTTCAGCCAGCCACGATGATTCCGGGCGTAAAGGTCAAAAGCTGGTATGATTCCACGCTGTCCACCCTTGACCCGGATGTGATGGGATGGCTGAAGACGGTATACACGGCAGCAGCAGAAAAAAAGCTGACTGTGGGCGGCACCGTCAAGCTGACCATATTAAATTCTGACTATTCTAAGGCATCCGGCACGTTGATTCAGACCGTGCAAACAGCCATTGACCCGGAAGAAAATGCCGGTGAAGGCTATGGTTTGGCCCCCATTGGCCATGTGGTCAAGGTGGACACGGCAGCAGAAATCAAAGTGAATGTGAATACATCCATTGTGTTTAATACCGGTTACAGTTGGAGCAATCTGCAAAGCAGCATTGAAAATGCTATTTCTGGGTATCTGCTGGAACTTCGTAAAGAGTGGGCCGACAATGACTATTTGGTGGTGCGTATCAGCCAAATTGAAAGCCGTATTATGGCGATTCAAGGCGTGATTGATATTTTCGACACCAAAATCAACGGCAATGCTGCAAACCTGACCCTGACCCCGTTTGAAATCCCCGTGTTTGGGGGTGCTGGTGCATGACCCGTGATGTGAGCCTTCTGGCATATCTTCCACCGTTCATGCAGGACTTCACCGAAATTGCGGCAACGCTGAACGCTGAAGATCCTGAATTTGTAATTGTGTGGGATAGCGCAGATAGAGTGCTGAAAAACCAGTTCATCGCAACTGCTGATGAATACGGCATTTCAAGGTTTGAAAAAATCCTGAAAATTCTTCCTTCCAAAGAAGATACGCTTGAAAGTAGGCGCAGCCGTGTTCAAAATCACTGGTTCAACGATATGCCATGTACCTTACGCACTTTAGTTTATCGGTTGACTACGTTATGCGCTGACCATGGGTTTACCCTGACAAAATATTTTACAGACGCTTACACGCTGGAAATTCACACTGATCTTGAATTATTCGGACAGGTGGAAGAATTCGAACGTATAATTGGAAGTGTAATTCCATGTAATCTGGTGGTGAAATCCACAAATTACATTATACTAAATGCAGCAGGGCCTGTAAGTTTGGGCGGAACTATTGTGCAAAACCAGAATTTTGTGGTGAACACTGAGCTGAACACATAGCAGAGTGTGAAAACTAGAATGGTTTACACAAGCGTTATTTCGGAGCATAAAACCATAAATATTTGAAAGGAAAATGACTATGCAAAACTTGATCATCACAAGTTTGGGTGAAGAATTGGTTGCAAAACTGATTGCCGGAACAGCAACGGTGGAATTTACAGAAGTGCAGTCTACCGACTGGGATTATACCGGCATTGACCTGAAAAGCCTAACCGAACTTTCCGATGTCAAACAGGTTGCAAAGGTATCCAGCACAACCCGCACTGATGCTACTATGGTGCAGATTTTGGCCGCAATGGATAACAGTCAGCTGGAAACCGGCTATTACACTAAAGCTATTGGTGTGATTGCTGAAGATGGTGAGGGCAACAAAATTCTGTTTGCCGTCAGCGTCGAGCCGGATAATCCGTCTTATCTTCCCCCGTTTTCCGGCAAGACCGTATCCAGCATTACCTACGCGCTGAACATCAAGGTTGACAACAGTGAGCAAGTCAAAATTGAAGTTGTTCCGGGGGCATACCCTACCATTGAGCAGTTTAACAGTGTTAAGAAACTGATAAACAGTCATGCGCTGAAAGCTGTTACAGATGAACAGGGATGCCACGGACTCCGCTACTTCCATGGAGAGTTTCAGACAAGGGATGCAACGGGTAACTGGGGTACAGCGGTAGACGCATATACCAAGACCCAGACGGATGAACGCATGGCTACCGCTGTGAATACGCACAACACCGCAGCAGATGCCCACTCAGACATTCGAGCGGAAAACACGAAGTTGAGAGCGGAACTTGAACTGATGAAATTGAAATACGATACCAGCGTTTCTAAGAACTCGTTCAGCGCCACATTCAGCAGCCTTGACGGCTTGACCGTGACAGGTGTGTGGAACGCCGATCTGTCAAGGATTGAATTTTGAGCAAGGAGGTGAACTTTTATGGCAAATGTAAGATTAGGCGCAAAGGCCGTTGGCAGCATTGTCAAAATCAAGGTCAACGGCGCGTCCAAAGATTTTATTGTCGTGCAGCAGGGCAATCCGAATACCAGCACCTATGATTCGAGTTGCGCCGGAACGTGGCTGCTGATGAAGGACATCTACACAACGTCCACGTTCGGCAACAATAACTCCTACAAGGATTCCAGCATCCACACATACCTGAACGGAACGTTCTACAACCTCATCGACAGCGACATCCGGGCAGCTATTAAGCAGGTAAAAATCCCGTACCTGAACGGCACAGGCGGCGGGGACGGCAGCCTTGCCACCGGCGCAAATGGTCTTTCCACCAAAGTATTCCTGTTGTCCGGCTATGAAGTTGGCTGGACGACCAGCGACGATATCAATTTCCCCAAGGATGGTATCCGGCTGGCGTACTTTGGAAGCGGCTCTGGCGGCAACAGCAAGCGTGTCGCCTACAACGGCAGCAGCGCTGACAGGTGGTGGCTGCGCTCTCCGCACACCAACAATCACGGCAGCGTCTGGGCCGTCAACACCGAGGGCTCCTACGACGCCGGCCGCTGGAACTACCACTCCGATGGTGTTCGCCCCGCTTTGATTTTGCCCTCTACTCTCTTGGTATCTGATGATGGCACGGTCTCGACTAACACCGCGCCCTCGACTCCGTGGAACATTTCCGTTCCTTCGTCCATCATGGGCGGCACGAACATCTCAATCTCGTGGGAAAAAAGCTATGATGCTGAGAGCAACCTGAGCGGCTACAAGGTAGAGCGTTCGACCAACGACGGCTGGTCGTGGAGTCAGATTTATCAGGGTACGGCCACCAGCACCACGGACAACATCGCCTTCGGCACCACGTCCGTGATGTACCGCGTCAAGGCATACGACACTGAGGGCCTTGAGTCTGGCTGGCGCACCAGCTCGCGGGTAACGGTGGTCAACAACAACGCCCCGTCTGCGCCGCCGTCCATCACGGTGCCGAAGGATGTCAAGGGCGGCAGCACGCTGGTGATCTCGTGGACTGCGGCCAGTGACAGCGATGGCAACCTGAGCGGCTACATTCTGGAGCGCAGCACCGATGGTGGCTCCGCCTACACGCAGGTGTACAAGGGCAACGCGCTGATCTACACCGACACCATCACCAAGGGCTGGTCTACCGTGATGTACCGCGTCAAGGCATACGACACCGATGGTATGGAGTCTGGCTACACCACGTCCGCTATACGCACGGTCAGATACAATGTGGCCCCGGCCATCAACGCCAGCTCCACGAGTTTGGGAGCGAAGAACGCACCCTTCGACTTCACCTATACCGTTACTGATGCCGACGGCGACACGCTGACCGTCACCGAAAAACTTGACGGAAAGACCACCGCCACCCACACCAGCATTGCAAGCGGTACTGCGCTGACCTTTGAGCAGGTCGCCGATGCCGCAGGGTTCCAGCGCGTCCTGAATGGCAGCCACACCCTGACGGTTGAGGTAAGCGACGGCAAGGAGACCACCAGCGCGTCCGCAACCTTCACCAAGACCGTCCACGCCGCAAGTGTGACGCTGACCACCCCGCTGGCAGTGGATGGTGATATTACCGTTGCCGTCCTTCAGGTGACGGGCAGCATTCCCGATGATGCTGTGTTTAAGGCGGAGGTCACGAACGATGCCAACGACCCGTCCCCGGTCTGGCAGGATGCTACCACTGAGGTGAAGAAAGGCATGAACATCGTGTTCACCAACAGCGCGGCGACCAACGGCGCAGCGTTCAACTTCCGCGTTTCCGTCAGCCGCGGTGCATCCGGCACTGGCGGCTACATCGAAGCCGTCAGCGGCGCATTCCAGTAAGGAGGACAGTCACCATGATTCAGTGGAAAAAGGACAATCTGCCCACCCGGCAGGAGAAGGAAGCCGCAGCCAAGAAGCAGCAGGAGCACGAACAGCTGCCCGACCGTGTGGCTGAAATGGAAGATGCCCTGTGTGAGCAGGACGCAGCCAACGAGAAGCGTTTGGCCGACATCGAAACCGCGCTGTGTGAGCTGGACGCAGCGCTGAACAAGGAATAAGGAGGTATCACCATGAACATTATCTGGGCAAACCGCCTGATTGCAGGCACTAAGACTTGGGCAGAGATGCCCGCATCCCGCCGCGTTGCCGTCAAGAAAGTTCTGGCCAAGCGCGTGGCAGAGGGCGAAATCACCGCAGACCAGTACAAGGACATCACGGGCGAAGACTATACTGCAAATACCTGATTGCCTAATTTTATTAAAAGCAATACGAAAACCCATCACAGGGCTGTTCCTGACGGTCTGGTGATGGGTTTGTTTATTGCTTGATTTTGAGAAAGGACAGAATCACATGAAAAATACTATTTGTGCCGTGATCGGCGTTGTGGGCAGCACCATTGCTGCATTGTTTGGGGGTTGGGATGCGGCTTTGGCTACACTCGTTTTGTTCATGGGCATTGACTACATCACTGGTATCATGGTTGCAGCAGTCTTCCATAAGTCGCCCAAAAGTCAGACCGGTGCGCTGGAAAGCCGTGCAGGGTGGAAAGGTCTGTGTCGGAAGGGTGTGACGCTGCTGATCGTACTGGTTGCGTGCCGCCTTGATACCGTAATGGGCAGCACGTTCATTCGTGATGCGGTTGTAATCGCCTTCATTGTCAATGAAACTATTTCCATTGTGGAGAATGCCGGGTTGATGGGGGTTCCCATTCCGGCAGCTATCACGAAAGCAATCGACATTCTGAAGCAGAAGGCAGAAGAGGAAAGACAGGAAGAAGGCTGATTTTATGTCAAATCTGATTACCTTCAAGCCGGGGGATAAAACCCCCATCACTAAAAATTTCAAGCGATATGAGTTCCAATGCCCTTGCGGGTGTACATATCAGCAGGTGGATGAATTGCTGGTGCAAAAGCTGGAAATCATTCGCACGGGGTATAACACTCCGCTGAAAATTACTTCCGGTTACAGGTGCATGAAGCACAATGCAGATGTGGGCGGGGGCAAGGCAAGCAAACACTTATATGGTATTGCTGCCGATGTGAAAGACCCCACCGGCAAGCTGAACCCCGTGCAGCTGGCAATCATGGCAAGTGGCCTGTTTGGTGGTGTCGGTGTGTACTGGTACGGTTCAACCGCCTTCATCCATGTGGACGTGCGCAACGGTCATGCAACATGGCTTTGCACCCAGAAGGGCGTGTATAACTACACATCCAGTCAGGCGTTCATCATGCCCACGGTGCGCAGGGGCAGTGCGAATGCCACAGCAAAGGCAGCAAACAAAATGCTTCAGCGGCTTCTGGGTCTGCCGGTTGATGGTATCTTTGGGGCCAATACGGAAGCAGCGGTCAGGGCAGCACAGAAGACCCACAGTCTGACCGTTGACGGTGTGGTTGGGCCTAAAACGTGGAAAGCCCTTGCGGGCGTACAGTGAAGAAAGGATGATCACTATGAAGAATCTGGTTAGTATCGAATGGTGGGCAGCGGCGGGCATTCGTGCCGCAAAGACCGCTGTGCAGACTGGTTTCGCAATGGCTACAACACAGGCAGCAGCGGGAACCCTGAATGCGCAGCTGATTGCAGAAACGGCCCTGATTGCGGGCGTTGCTTCGCTGGGCACATCCCTTGCCGGTCTGCCGGAACTGGAAAAGCAGAATCAGGGCTAAGACTGCCGACAATTTGCCGACATTGGAAACCGCCGGGCTGCTTCTGACAGCGTTTTGAAGATTGAAACACTTCAAAATTTAACGAATTACCGCTTGACAAAACCGCATAAAGCGGCTAAAATTAAACACTGTATTATATCAGCATGTCCAGTCTGGAAGAGGAAAAGCGGCTCAACAGCATCCAG